GTTAAAAGAATAACAACGCAGTATGAAAATACTATTGGTAGGCCTATAGGTTTAGGTAAAACAGGAGAAGAATTAGGAAAACAATTTATAGAAACACAATCAGGTGCAGGTGCTGCGCTTAATGTAAGCTCTATACTTGGGCAAATATCTGGTGGTAAACTAACAGCCGCAGAAAAACTATCTGCTATGACAGGTAAGTATCATAAGGGTGGCGACAAACCAGCGAAAATGCAGTTTGGTTTATCCGTGTACAAACGCCTACTTACCTCTCACCTATCTACAACAGGTGCTAACCTTAAAGGTTTTAAACAACTTGTTACACTTAATAACTTTTCTGACTTTGCTACCTCCGCTATAAACTTTAGTCAGAGTGGTACATACAGATTAATTAGTAAAGGTTCTATAAATCAAGCTAATAAAGCTTCAGCTCTTAGAAAATCAGAAATGTATTACAACAGGGGCTGGGGTTCCTTTGCTGGTGCTGTACGTAGAGGTTACTCCGTGGTATCACCTGACATTGAGATGGCCTATGCTAGAAAATATTTTAACCTAGACCCTAAAACTAGAGAAGCATTGTTCAGAGATGTTGCTGGTGATGGTGGTGCTTTTGATAGCATCAAACAATTTAACCTAGATCCAAACAATAAAATTTATAAAGGTGTTGATGGTTACACTAAAGCTATGCAAGTACTATCTTTAGCAAGAGTACAGGATGACATAACTAAAACTTGGTCTTTTGGCAATAACATGAACCAAGCTATCATGAGAGAGTACGGGATAACTCCTGAGCAATTCTTTAAAGGTGAATGGAAGACAGGTCAAGTTTCTAAAGAGGCTGTTCATCTGGCTATGGGTGAAAAAAGATTTCTTACTAACGTAGCAGAAAAGGCTTTGTTTAGAACTCAAAGAGAAACTGCTTCTGTTAATTGGAGTAGGTTAGAAACAGATGTTGGACTTGGTGGTTTTAGGGCTATAGCTAGGGGTGTTGAGACTCTTACTAATAAAAGTCCTGTTGGTTTTATAGTTCCGTTTGGCTCTTTCTTAAATACAACCTTTGCTACTGCTGCTGACTTGACTGGCGTAAATGCAATGCGTATGGCTATGATGAGGGCAACAGGTAAAGAGATAGACTTTGTAACAAGAGAAGGATCTGAAATATTAGGTAAAACTATTGTTGGTTTCAGTACAATAGGTTTAGCAACTTACGGACTGTCAGACACTGATACTGACATGCTACCTCATGAACAAAAAAACACTGCAGCTTATCGTGTTAAGAATGGTTTAGCATATAATCAACAAGTCCTTAATGATGGCTCTATTGCTGATATAAAATATGATTGGCCCAACTCTACAATACAACTTGCTGCTCAAATCTTAGCTCATGCTACTATGGGAGAGTTTGATAATCTTACTAGCCTTAATTTTGATAAGGTTCCAGTAGATTTAATTACAGAATTAGGACTTCAACTAGGTGGTCAAGCAATTAGAGATATGGAAAGTGTGACTGAACAAAGTATCTACGTTTTTGCAGAATCTATTATTAGAGAATCTGAAGATAAAGATTATCTTGGTGTAGTTGACGCAGTGCTTGGACCCTTTGTAGCACGTGCTGGTCAAGGTCTTACTAGACACGTAGAACCAGTCAACGAGTTTTACAAATTGTTTACTGATCAAAGTGGCGCACCTGATTTAAATATGGCACAGTATAAATACCAAGGTTACATAAAATATATTGATGGTTTAGTTGGCGGTGTTACACCCGCTGGATCAGAAGAAACATACTCTGATCTGCCAAGAAAACTTGATGTGTTTGGTAGGACTGCACCGACAAAGATAAGCAAACAAATAATGTTTAGGCAGTCAGGAGAACCTATCTCTGCGGAGATGATGATGAATGCTGCAGGTATACCTAGCTGGAAAGCTACAAAGTTTGATGGCCCTGCTATTGTCAAAAGAAAAATGCAAAGCTTAGTCAACCCTTACTTTGAGATTGCTGCTATAAAATATTTAAACAAATACCCAGACTTCTTTGATATGGAACAAAAAAAGAAAGCACAGATTGTAGCTGACATGCAGAAAGAAGTTCAAGGTAATGTTAAAGCATTGTTTGATGATGGACACATGCCAGAAAGCTTAACTATGCTTAGGGTTTTATCTAAGCCTAGCAACAAAAAGAAAGCCCTAGAAGCAATGAAGTTCTTAGGGATTACTGGTAGCTTAGAAGATGTGTACAAAAGAGAAGACGCATTGTCAAAGTTAAACTTGATCAACATCTTAATACAAAAAGATAACTATAGAGCAGTAGTTCAAGGCTTTGGCCTAGACTAATCACCCTCATCATCTAACATAAAGTCTGCCCACTCATATGATGAACGTCTTACCTCAGACATATTCAAAGCCCCTCTACTACCTGAAAGTATTCCAGCAAGAGCTTGTCCTGCTAGATACCTTCGGGCGGTGAGGGGTTTAACCATGTTTGGGTTACGCTTCTTACGAGTGTAACTCTTAGCTTCAGTCTCAAGTGATGTTGGCTTGTTCATGCTCTGTTATTTTCTTTAAGTTTTTAAAGTACTCAGAGTTGAATCCAAACTCCCAGTCCTTGTTAGGCCTTGTGTCAATCTTGTAGGGATTGCCTAGCTTTCCGTACTTAAAGGCTTCCCTACCTTGATCAAATGGTTTCACTTATGTATCTCCTTCATAGCTTCCCGCATCCTCTGCATGTACCAATCAGCTTTGTCCATGTCTTCAACAGGTTTGTTCTTGTACTTGTGACGGTGTTGATACTTAATCATGTTACCCTGACAGTACGCAATAAACCCTGCAGTACCTAGTACCTGCTTGATATAGTCAATGCATTCTATCTCACCTATGTTGTAATGTAAAGGCTTAGTTACAGGATTAAACGAAAGGTTATCATCTGGTAGGTTCCACTTAGTCATAGTTGTATTAGCTTTCTGTGTCTATATTAAAAGGTAATGAAAAGCATTGGCTTACTGCCTTAGCATTATCATTTGGTCTTGACTTGTACAAGCGTAGCATATCATGCTCCCGCCATGATTGGCAAGACTCTTCTGTTTTAAACGCCATGTTGGGGGCGTGTATTGAAAAAGAACTCTTTATATTTACAGGATTAGTAAGTGTTATTGCTACTATATAAACCCATATCATTTTGTTTTCCTTTACTTTTTTAAATGTCCTTCCAAGTAAAGTTTAGCCCTACTAACTCTTTCAAGGTTGTCTTTAAAAGCACCCAACCCGGTGTTACAATTACCACATAACCAAGACCTAAACTCTTCTGTTTCGTGACAGTGATCTAAGACCCAAGACTGTAACATCTTCTGGCCTTTTCTGCTTATTTCTTTTATGTCCCTGTTACAGATAGGACAGACATAATCTTTTTCTGGATAAGAATGGATAGACTTTAAATATCTTAAGACTTCATTGTGTTTCTTTCTACAGGCAACACACTTTCTTTTTATCTCACCTGCTGGCATGTGTTGAAAGTTTTTAACTGGCTGTCTAATTCCACAGTCATTACACTCTAAGCCCCCGTCATAATGAGGGCTTAGGTTATTAAACATTTCAAGTTGCATCAGGTAATATCTACCATCTCACACACGTCACCACTACATGCCATAGTCTGCATACCAGAGGTGTTGTCCTCTTGCTCATAGTCACCGAAGGCTTTCCAATCAAGTTTAACTGGTGACACATCACACATATCATAGAACTGTTCTTTAGTACACTCTTGGTACGGTGCCTGTTGATATGTATGCTCATTGAATGGTAGGAAAGATACACCTGACATTTCATCAAAGTGTTTGTACACAAATGCTCCAACCTCAAACCATTCATCAGCCTTGACATTGATTGTAACGCTAGGCTTATGCTCACACCAATGACGTTGATACATCAACCACATCTCTAGCTGCTCTAGTGCAGACATATCAGCAGTATGGATAGCACCTAGTGGTGATTGCATTGGGAAGCTGAACACTGTGGTAGCGTCAGGCTTCATTACGTCAGGCTCACTTGGTACACCTTGATCAACCATGAACTGTGTTAGTGGATCTTTATTGTCACCGCGTACAGTACGGACATAATAAGGAGAATGACGAGCATGTATTCCAGAAGCTGAATCAACCAGTTGGGAAACTGTTCCACTGGGCTTGACACAAGTAATAGCAGTGCTAACAGGGATAGAAAGCTTGTCAGCCCACTCAGCATTAGTAGTAACAGCCACATTTTTAAGATGCTCCAATGTTTGAGCTAATCCTTTATTAGCCATTGTCATCAGGGGGTTATCCATTATCCCCGTGAGAGACACACCGAGCAATCGTTCTGCTGCGGTATTGTTAGACCACACCTTACGCAGGTACGGAAAGTTGGTGTAGGTTGACTGAATGGTTCCAAGTATAGTTGCAATGCGGACTTTTCTTGAAAGGTCTTGCAGACTATCCGTGGCACGAACAACAACTTCCGTAAGATTACAGAACTGATTCGGGCGAAGGATGATTTCTGAACAAGGGTTTGTCCCAAACTCATAGCAAGTTTCTCTTCGTCCGTTTTTAGCTGCTTGCTTGACCGAAGCTTGTCTATTAAATACACCACGTTCTCCACTCCCACTTTCCATAAGGGCTGTCCACTCCCGCATGAACGCCATGCTGTCAGGTTTCTCAGTGTAAGATACGGAGTTGTTAGCCAAGGCTCTATGCCCTGCGTTCTCCCACCAGTTGCCTGACTTAGCATGACGCATACGGTCATCGGATAAATTTGATAACGAAATCATAGCACTACGACGAACACCACCTACTACCACAACCTCACCAATCTTACACATCAAGTCATGACACTCAATGCTAGACAGCTTACGGCCTTGTGCTGAACGGAATGTTGTAGTAGCAAAGTTAAACAGATCAATCAAAGGTGCAGGACCAGAGGCTCTACCACCGAATGTCTTGAGCCTAGCACCTGCAGGACGAACCTTACTAACATCCCACTTAGGGATTTCACCAGCCCATAGGAGTGCTAACACTTGCCTGAGACCTTTCGCCCAACCTTCCTTGCTGTCCTTAACCACGACAGTCGTGTCACTCTCGAAAAGAGTAGGAACATCAGGGAGTTTAGTAATGAACTGCCGCTCAACACTGAAGCCAACACCAGTACCACAGAGGAGGATGAACATAGCCTCATCAAAGGACTTAGGGTCATCTACGGGTAGGTAGCTGCAGTTATACATGCAGGTGTTGTCACGCTCTGCTGCCTTACCCGCAGTCATTAGTGACCGCATACTAGGCATGACCTCAAGGCTAAGGATTGAGTTACGTATTTCTTCAAGGTCAACTGGCTTGAGCCATGTCTTAGCAACATTCTGCAGGTATCTTTCTACAGTTTCACCCCATGTCTCTCGGCGCCCTTCATCCTCAAGCCAACGGGCATACCGACTGGTTGCAATAAAAGTCTGGTAGTCCGTTGGTAGGTAGTTGTTATTCATGTCTATTCCCTTCATCACGCAATATAAAAATTTGTCTTCGTCCAGCCTTACCTAGATGTGCTTCAAGAAGACTCTTTACTTTCTCAAGCATCACACAGGCAAACAATAATGTCTCTTCCCTACTGTCACACATCATGATCTGTGTTTCAATAGGTTTCATTAACTCAGTAGCACGTTTCTTAATGTTATTCAACGGCTATCCCCGCTACCCTTTAAGGTTCCACGTGCTTCTCTACCGTCAAGCTTCATCATGTTCTCAGCAATAGTAACACCTAAGCTTGCACCGTAGAAGTTAGACAAGGCAGTTGCATAGAAGATAACATCACCAAGTTCTTTGACAATCTCTTCAGGCTCTACCTTAGTGTTGTCCCTGATACGTTTCTTAATCTTCTCAGCAACTTCACCAGCCTCACCCATAAGACCTAGTGTATTCTCTACTAGCCTGTCTTTAGGATCAGTAATAATCTTACCCTCAACCCACTTACTGTAGGCATCAAAGGCTTTCATATCATCCTTAGTCATCATCAGTTTTCTCCGCAGTTAAAGATTTTTTAAGCCTAGTCATTAGTAGTTCCGCAACTATACCTAAGCTAGCTAATTGATACTCAAGGTCTACCTTAATACTATTGTTATGCATTAATTCTCTAAGTGTTTCGTTCTGGTTGTCATCAAAGTCTTTACTGTCATACTCAATATCATCAAGAGTTACTTTAGTCACGGCGTGTTACCTCAATCTTTTCTAGTGTAAGTTCATCTACTTCATACAGAATATCCTGTACCTTCTCTAAGACTACCCTAGAGCTTTCATTGTCATCAACCTCTAAGTAGTTAGCTGATGGGTCTATCTTTACGCTCAATATAATCTCGTATTCCATATCGGAAACTCCTAGTTATACTGAAACTAAAAGTAAAGTCAAGCTATGCATCATACATACCCCAAGAATTTACTTCAAGTGGTTCAATACTTGTGCTGAAATGTTGAACCCACTCATTAGAATCACCGGGGTTTTCAAACCAGTATTGTATTGTCTCTATCTTACCATCAACCTCTGCCTTACAGATCAATAGCTCTTGACATTCTTCAGGGTACTCATCAGGATCATCACTGTCTGATATGAGGATAGGCCCAGCAAGTATGTCCCATATTTTTATTGTCATAGTTATTCTTTCTTCCAGTTCCGAAGGAGTTCAGCATAGTGATCCATACCTATCATGACAACCCAAGGCTTTCTATCTGAACGAAAGAAAACTACAGGCTCTCCTTTACCATGCTTAGAGGCTTGCTCAATGTAACCATACACGGTCTTAAGCTCACCCTTTCTGCGCTTGACTTCAATACTTATTGGCATCTTCCTACGGGCAGCAGGGGATAACTGTATGTCTTCCCCTGTGTCGCCCATAGTTGTAGACTTAATGTCATCAGGTTCAAACTCAGGGAATGTCTCTAAGAGTTTGTCTCTAACTTCTTGCTGTCCTGTCCTGCCCTTAGCCTTGGCTGATCTAGTCTTTGTCAACGGGAGGCTCCCATATTTGATCTACTTCTCTTCTCAGCCATAGTAACCTAGCATTTTCAATGACACGTTCTGTGTCACCATCATACGCTTCAACACAAGCATACCAAAGTTTCATCTCTGTGTCACACTCATCAAGAATCTTACCTGCCTTAACAGGGCCACACCTATGCAGCCCCTTGATGTTGTCTGCCTTGTCACCTGTAAGTATCTGAGTATAGAAGAACTTTAACCCAGTAAACTCACCAACAGCACTCAGTTCTTTTCTGGTGATGTTGTAGTGAAAGCAAGGTATCTGTAACATATCCTTATCAATAGATGCAACTACTGCGTTCATCCCGACTTCTGTTGCTGCAATAGCAATGAGATCATCAGCTTCCTCGCCTTCGCTCACAATAGCTTCATACTTATTGGTCATGTAGTCCCGAATGTGTTGCAGATGTATTGGTTTCTCTGCCCACTTACGGTTGCCTTTATACTCAAGGGTCTTGGCAATATCAAAGCGGAAGTTGCCCTTACCTGTGAGATATACTTGATAGTCAGTAGCAATAAACTCATTGTCCTCAATGATCTTATCAATCAACTCGTCTACCTTTGACTCAGCATCAGAAGCTTCCAAGTTGTTTGAGGAAAATCCCGCACGATACGCAATGATATCACCATCAATTAAAACTTTCCCCAAACTTTCCATGATTAAAACATCACTTCTGAATCAGTTAAAGCTGGTGACTCAGTAGGTGGTGCCACCGTTTGAACGTCCTCATCAGGTGCTTCATACTCAATGTGCTTGAGTACCTTAACCTTGTCCAACCGTGTGCCTACAATACTCTTCATCTTAGTATCATACACAGATAGAATAACTTCTACCGTTGAACCATTACCAATGGTACCATCAACGTCATAGTCCCATTCCATATCATTAGCTTTTACTACTACGGGTGGACCACTAGCCCACTCATACCCTGTGTCATACTTACGCACAAGACGTACCATTGTACCCCGTCCTTGTGGGTCAGGCTTGCCACGCTTCATAGACTTAGAAGCCTTAAGCAATGCCATGTTCTGTTCGTCAAGGATAACGTCAATAGTACAAGCACCATCACAACTTACATAAGCTTCTTCAAAGCCTAGCATGTCACGGTTCTGAGTAAATACTTTTGCCCACTCAGCAATTCCAGTTAGTTTAATTTTACGTGTAGCCATTTGGCCCTCCATCAATTAGTGAATTTCACTATACCGTTGACCGTATTGCACGTCAATGCCTAAGTCAACATTTAATTTGAGTTCTTTGTTAAGTTTTTCTATAGCCCATAGCAGGGCAGTAGTGTGTACTTCTTCATCACCATTCTTAACCAGATTAATACTCTCATCATGGAACTGTCCAATGATGTTGCCTCTCTTGGTACGGTATAGAGCAACCCACTTATCAAAACAATAGGCCCCCGTACTTTGATTGATCGTAGAGAACGCATCCTTTTCGTATCGTAGATTGTGCCAGAACTTACTGACTGGATTCTGTACCCACATCTCACCGTTAATCTTCTTGATCTTCTGATCTTCAGCAAATTGTTTGACTGCCCAGTTACGTTCCCAGTAGGCATCAAGCAATGCAGACGCTTCACCCACAGACATACCTGTCTCACGTGATAGCTTGGCTGCACCTACACCATAGGTAGCTGAGTAGTTCACCACCTTGTAGTTCTTACGCAAAGACTTAAGGCTGACCTCACCTGAGTTGTGCTTGTCAATCTGTTCTTGAGTAACACTACCAGCATGTTTAGCAAGGTCAAGGTGTGGATCAAAACCTTTCTTAGACATTTCTTCTACGTAGTCTGGGTCATAGGGTTTCATATAGTGCCGCTTAGTAGTATCTTCAAGGGAGGTCATGTCAGCACCGCATAGAGTGTATCCTTCTGGTGCGGTGAGGCAACCACGTATCTCCTTACCCCAAGGCTTATCAACCCCCGGTAAGTTTACCAAAGGTTTGACATGCTTGAAGCGTAAGGTATTGGTAAGACCCTTGACCCCTGCCTTAACGTAACCATTCTCTTCACACTCAACGAAGCCATGAAAGATACCAAGCCTATGCTGAATAACTGTAAGGCCATCCAATACACCAACCGCAGGGTTGTTCTCAATGAGTATCTCAACAGACTTGGTAAGCTCACCATTCTTACGTACTTGTGGTATCTTCTTCTCTTCTCCTGTCTCTTTGTTCTTGTCAAACTTGTACGTGCAAGGCTCCCAACCTAAACCAAAGAGCCAGTCCTTTACCTGATCTGGTGAGTTAGGGTTAGAATCTTCAACACCCTTGACCACTGTTACATCACCCTCATAGTTAGAGGGTAAGCCACTAGATGCAAGCAGATCAAACCAACGCTTACCATGAGTAGACACAGAGCCATCTTTCTTGAGGCATACCTTTGGCTTAGTCTTGACAGACATAACCTTACGCATAGGCATAACCTCACGTAGCTCCTTGACCTTCTCTGCTTGTTGACCCTTGAGGGTAGTGATGCTGTCCTCTGCCAACTGTAAGTCTATCTTCCAACCAACACGTTCAGCAGCATTGGCGCAGTTCATCTTGAACGAAAGATAACCAAAGAACTTGTCAAGGTTTTTCTTATCCTTGTACACAAACATAAACCGCTTGAGTAAATTCTTCCATAGTTTCCAGTTGATCTTAACATCTTCAACACATCTATGTATGTATACTTCTACAGGTTGCTCAGACCAGTCGGTTACAACTGGCTTGGGTATCCCAAACTCATCGCCAAAACTGTCAAGTCCATGCTTACCTCTGTCATAGTTCATAACCCAAGACATAGGTAGGGTGTCATACAGACGGGACTTGATCTTTATATCAAGTATCCTTTCAAGCACTGGTATATCGTAGCGCATGATGTTGTGTCCTATCAAACCTTTTTCGTTCTCAAGTAACTGTTTCATATCTGCATACTCAGTAAGCGTCTTGTACTCTACGCCATCACTCGTATAGGAAAGGCAATGTATTTTTGATGGGTTAAGACCGTCAGTCTCAATATCAAATACAATCATGCCGCAATGTCACTCCTTTCAATGAAGGCTTCTTCACTTAGGATGGTTGTATCAGGGTCATAGTAAACTGATCCTGCATTACCTAACTTAGCAAACGGCCTGTTCTTATCCACGATGAAGGTGGTAGTATTCTGTAACACCTCATCGTCTGTCTCAGTATCACGCTCAAGCTTAATACATATGATTGCTTCCTCTTCAAGTGATGCTGCATACTTGGTGCGTCCATCATCATTAACCTGTGAGATAAATATCACACCAATGTTTAACTCCTTAGCAAGCTGTGCTGCACGTGAGCCTAGTGTGGTGAGCGTACTGGTAGCACCATCAACACCTGAGCTAGACAGATATGCAAGACGTTGCACATGGTCAATGAAGATATAGCCAGCACCATACACACTAGCAGCTAGACGTATATACTCTAGTAGCTTGAGTGGATCATCGTGTGACCTCATCTCAAAGACAATGGTACGCTCACCTTGGGTAGCTTCCTTAGCTGCTTGAATAACAGCTTCCTCAGTGACGTTGTTCTCCTTAGCATCATCCTTAGTACGCACGTTAGTACCAAGGTGATAGGTAGCCATAGCACGGTAGGTAGTAGACTTCATCTCTTCCATGTGTAGTAAGGCAATGCGTTCATCAGGTGAACGTAGTAGACCTGTCTCAAAGAAACGTATCACCTCTGTCTTACCTGTACCACGTGGTGCTTTGATGAACGTGATGCCACCCTTGACCAAGCCTCTAGTCTTTTCATCAAGACCAGCATGACCTGTTGGTGTGTACTCGTAAGGGTTCTCACGCCTGATAGCATCCTCTACCTCTTCATCAGAGCAGAAGAAATTATCAGGTGAGTATCGTTGTGGTTTGAGTGCTGCCCACTTGAGGTCATCACCATCACCATTAGTAAGAAAGTCATTAGCATCCTTGTGCTTAGACATAGGGACATACCAGAACTTATCTGCCAATGCCTCATATAGTTTGTCTGCTGCACGTCTACCTGCATCATCTAGTTCACCAGCATACACCACTTCTTTGAATGAGTTGAGGTAGGCATGGTTAGCCTTGATAAACTTCTCACCGATAGATGCGCTGGGCAATGACTTGACGGGCCACTTCTCACCAAGGATTTGATAGAGACTAGCGGCATCAAACTCACCCTCAGTAAGATAGATACGTGTAGATGAGCCAGAGTTAAAGTCTGGGCCAAACAGGTGAGACATACCTAGCCCCCTGTCTTTCACCCATGACTTAGACTTGTCATTGTAGTCACGGTACTTGACCGTATGTGGGTACTTGTAGGCATACCGTACTGGTACACCACCATCACCTGTCTGTACTTGAATACCATACACCTGACACACATCAGGCTTGAGGCCTCGTATGTCATTGAAGGTACTGCCAGTCACAGGTACATTCATAATGTTTATCCTTTGCTTTACAGGGTAGTCATTAGCCACCCAATCAAATGTCTCTACGCTTTTCTTTGCGGGGTAGGACTCACCGCAGCTATGGCAGAAGCCAAAGCCATCGTCATTCCAGTTGAATGCGTCCGAAGAACTACAGTCAACAAAAGGACATGCCATGTGTGGGTTGTCACCCATTTAATAGTGCCTCCCATGATATAGGAAATAGTTCTAGCATCTTCTCATCTATTTGCCAAGCAACATTTCTAGTTTCTTGTTGAGTGCTACCTGATATTCTAAGCCTGACCATATCAGCAAAGGCATCAAGGCTACCTGACCAGTACCATTCAGTCATAGTATTCTGGGGTAGGACTATACGTGCTTGTTCTTCACACACACCTGAGCTTAATAGGTTTTGGTATTGGATAAGGCTTTGTGCTACATGCCTTGTTACATTCTGTATAGCTATGTTAGATGCAGCATCTTCTATCCTGTCGCCTGACCCTTGCTTCTTATCATCAGCAGTCTTACGGTAATGATCAGGGTAGTAGAACTCAGGGTCAGTCTTAACATACCTACGACTAATCTCATTCCATCGTAGAAACTTATGCTTGACTAGCTGTCGGGCCACAAAGATGGGAGCCTTGATGTGGAACGAAGCAAAGGCATGACCAAAGGGTGACATATGTTTGTGATTAGCTAAGTACTTGATAAGCTTCTCGTCCTTACTGCGTAAGCCTGATGACTTACCCTGTGACGGTGTGTTCCAATCAGCTATCTTACCAAAGCTAACCCTTGCTGCATTGACTACACTGAGATCACTACCCATGTGATCCACGTATGTTACTTTAATCATTATCTATTCCCATGTTAGTTGGTGCATACTGTTCACCATTGTATGCAGGATAAACATCATCTTCAACACCAGAGTTGCAACCAAATACTACAAGGCCAAGGGCTATGCAAGACCAGATCGTACCCTTCTTCATCCAGTACATGAAGTCATCAAAGGCTTGCTCTGCCTGTACCTGTGCTGCATCCTTCACCTCTTCACTCATGGTGCTGTACCTTTCCATAAGGCTAACTGAGCCTTGAGTTTTTCACATTCTTTTTTTAACTCTTCATACTTTTCACACAACCTTTTGTACTCATCTCTTTGTATCATCTCTTTCTCCTATCTAATGCAACGATTGCAGTCTCAAGATTATGTTTAAGGTAAGGGTTAAGTGACGTAATATTCTTGTGTCCAGTGACAGACATAACCTGAGCAGCTTCGGCGCCACCCTTAATCATCTCAACTATAGCAGTCTTTCTAAGATCACCAGCACGTAACTCATTAGGTAGATCACAGGCTTCCTTGACCTCATTGACTAGGGTACTGACCTGAGATGAAGTCATGGGTCTGTAAGCATTGTCTGATGCCCTTTGAAAGGGTACCACATACTTCTGCCAACCCCAATCCTCATCTTGCTTCTCAAGTAATTTCATCACACGTTTATCTATAGGTAGCTCAACAGTAGCACCACGTTTTGTTTGGGTGATCGTCACTGTCTCACGTATAAAGTCTATGTCTTGCCAACGTAGGTTTCTTATATCAACAGGCCGCTGACCCCATTCATATGCCAGCAGTACCAGCAAGGCTATGTTGCGCCACTTAAACTCACTGAATGCTTTGTCTAAGAACAACTCAACCTGTTGGTTAGTCCAGATGATTGACCGTACTTCATGCGCACGTTTACTTACATTCTTCATAGGGTTGATAACTGCTAGGTCTAATGAGATGCAGTGATTGATTAGTACAGAGAATAATCTAGCATACTGATTGGCATGGTCAGTGCTTACGTCTTCCTCCCATTGGTCATACATCTCTGTACAAATAATAGTGGTGAGTTTGTTTAACGGTATGTCGCCAATGTATTTATTGTATACGTACCCAGAACACATAGCCTTTAGTCCATACTCATAATTCTTTTGTGTGTTATACGACAAAGAATTAAAGTGCTTAGTGTTTAGGTACTGGGTTAGTACCTGACTGAGGGTAGACTTGGGGCCGTAGCTACCAAGTATTATCTCGCCACCTCTAAAACTATTAATCAAAGCCAATAGCTTAGGCACCTCATGCTTGGCTGTACGTCCATCTCTAAAGGTAGTAGCAGATACAACACCTGCAAGCACAGCATCAGATGGTGGTATGAAGCGCCAACTTACGCCTCCATCTTTTCGTTTAACTTTGTGTGTGTACTTCATGTTCACCTCTTGTGTGTACTTAAAGTATACTTAAAGTATTATTATTTTTTTAAGTAATTAATAAAAACTTTAAGTAAGTACTCTAAGTACTCTTAGTTATACTTAGTTTGAGATAGGGTCAAGTGGTGGTAAGTGTGACAAACTGTCACATATACCTTCTTGAAGCATAGTCATTCAAGTAATTGCCGTAATCAATATTAGCCTCATCAATCAATAGGTCAGGGCTAAAGCCTAGCTTAGAGAGCAACTCAGCCACCGCACTAGGGTTGTCAGTGACAAGGGATATCAAGGACTCCATATCATGATCATCAAGTGGCTCACTCACTCTGTTGTCATTGTATGTACTGTTAGTTGACAACCTGCCCCAGCTCTTAGACCACCAATCATCATCGTCATAGTGTGTCTCATAGAGTGAAGGGTCACGTGATATCACTAGCTTAGACCAGTCAGCCTGAGTCAAGGCATACATTAACAGGTCAGCATACTCTAGGTCTTGTGTCTCATTGACAG